CGATCTCGTCGTAAACGTAAACGGTGGCCGTATTGGCAATGGAATTACTGATGGTGAACCAGGTTTTTTCAGTGGGCGTTTTCAAGTTAGTTGTCCTCCGGTGCGGTGCCCGCGGGCACCATGTTGAGCGGGTTCAGGTATTCGTCGCCGCCGTCGATTGGGTTCATGTTTTCCTTGCGGCGGATGTCGTTGGCGGAGAGCCAGCCCCATTGGCGGCCCTGAGCATAGGCGGAATACCGCGTGGCCAGATCGCCACGGGCAAGGCCGTCGATAAGGTATTCAAAAAAGTAACCCTGGGTGCGCTCGGCATCGGTTAGCAGATAGGCAGCAAGAGTTGTCTCGATCCGGCGAGCCCAGGGTAAAATGGTGTCTTGAACAAACTCGATCCCTTGGTGCTCGATGTTGTTATTGGTGGAGCGATCCAGGATGCCGACCTTGTGCGGTGGCACTTTGTAGATGGCGGCGATTCGTTCGTCCTGGTATTTGCGCGATTCCAGAAACTGGGAATCCCGGTTCTGCGCGCGGGTCTCGATGAGTTTCATCCCTTCCTCAAGAAACAGGTCGCCAAAGTCGCGGCCCTTGGCCTTGCGGTCGGCCAGTTGTTTCTTGAGCCTGGCCACTTGCTCGTCATTCATCTGCCCCTCGGAGGAGTAGACGTTGCCGAGCTTGGAGCCGTTCTTAAAAAAGTCGGCGGCATTTTCAGCCAGGCTGATGGCCAGGCCAATGGAGTCGCGGCCGACTTGCAGGGTATCAATTGACTGGATACCGTTGTTGGTTTGCCCTCGAAAGTGTATGAGGTCGCCGCGGTCGACTTTGGAGGAGTCCAGGTAATATTGGATGGAGTTGTCGGGCGTGGCGCGATCGGTGGTTATTCGGCGCGGCTCTATGGGCCACAGCTCAGCAGGGCGGCCTCCTCCATCGCGGTTGATGTAAATAAATGAGCGCTGGCGGAGACAGAGTTGCCAGGCATTGGCCCCGAGCATGTCGATGGCCGTCATCTCGGGATTCGGTTTGCCGGTCAGTAATTGCGATGCCCGGTGGTCGAGCACGCGCTCCTTGGTGCCATCGGGTTTGCGGCGGTAAAGGATGAGCGGCAAGGTGCCCAGTGGGTCGCTGATGACATTTACGCAGGAGTAAACCGTAGGCACGCCCAGGGCGGTAAGCTCCGTGACGTTGACGCCAGAGCGCGCGGTAAGGCCACCCAAAAAGGCATCGACCAGCCATTGCTCGGGATTGGCGAGGATGGCATTGCTGGGTGAGATGGCGGCTTTAAAGCGTGACCATAAAGACATGGTTTATGGTTGTGCGCCTGCCGGGCCACTATAACAAGCGCCGGGTCTTTGTCAGTCTTTGTCGGACTTTGTCGGTCTTTTGCGGCTTGGTGCTCAGTGGTAAAGAGTGCGGGTGTTTGCGGGGAAAAGGGGCAGTTAGCCCGCCGCTCCGCTCGGTTCCTCAGTTCTATCGTTCGATTTTTTATAGGCGCGATGGAAAGAAAAATTGGGATGATCGGTGAGCCAGGCTTTGTATTCGCGGATGCTTGACTTGTGGCAGCGGTCGATCGGGTCGAAGGGCATGGAGTATCCGGCACGGCGCATGGCGGAGATGTAGGTGGGATTGCGCCGCATAAAGAAACACAGCTCCTGAATGGTCCGGGGTTCGTCGATGTCGACGGCATAGGCTTTGCCTTCCACGTTGATTTCAAGGATGCGTTTCTCGGGTTGGCTGGTGTCGTTTTTATTCATCTTCTATAAATCCTCGGGTATTGTAGACGCTGGTGGTATCCGCTTTGACCAGGGCACGGCCCAGGGCCATGATGGCGGCCACGATGCCGTCGATGCGTTTGCGGCTGGCTTTCTTGTCGGGTCGGATGTTGTCGTTGGTGTCGCGGATGACGGCGGTATTGCCTGCCATCCAGCGGAGAACGGGGTGCCCGGCGTGGCGGAGCTTGCGCTCGAGTACCAGTTTTTCAAAGGCGAGAGTCGGAGCGCCGAGCGTGGCATGGCCTTGGCGCATCTGCACCATGTCAATGCCTTTGCCGAGTAGGTAGGTGGCGACTTCCACGGCGCGAAAAGGATCGAAGCCGGCATCGATGACTTTGTATTTGCTGGCCAGGTCGAGGATGTCGCGTTTTATAAATTCCATGTCAATCACATCGCCGGGTGTTGTAATGATGTGGCCTTGTTTTACCCAGGTGCGGTAGGGCACGCGGTCCTCCCGTTCCCTTTGGTCAAGCCGGGCGGCCGGGAGGTAAAGCCGGGGCAGGACGGTATATTCGGGATAAGGCCCAGGCGGAAAAAGGGCAACCACGGCGGTCAGGTCGAGGATGGTGGAAAGGTCGATGCCGAGGTGGCAGGGCTGGCCTTGCAGAATGGCCGGGTCGATAGGTCCGGCGCAATCGTTCCAGCGGTCGCCGTCGAGCCACTTGGCATCCATGGTCGTCCAGATGTTAAACTGTTTGTTAAGCACGGCAAACTCCTGGCTGGGTATCTTCTGCGCGAGGTCGACTTGCTCCCGCTGGTATTCGAGTTTCTTGCTGATGCCAAGATTGGGGTTGGCCTTGCTCCAGGTGGTCTCGTCGCGCCAGTCGTCGTCATCGTCAAGCGTGGCAATGTAGGCAAAGAATTTGTCATCATTAAAACTCCGGTCGGCGTTGCCTTCAAGGATGTTGATCGCGTATTCCCGCATCTGGTAGCAGATGCCATCGATGTTTTTCCCGGCCGTGGTGATGCGGTAAAAGAGCGGCTGGCGCCGGGAGCCCATGGCGTCATTCATCTGGTTAAAAAGCATGTCATCCTCCCAGGCGTGAAACTCATCGCCGAGCGCACCGTGCACGTTTAGCCCGTCCATGGTCTTAGTGTCTTTGGATAGCGGCATAAAGCGGCTGACGGTTTCCGGATAGGTGATGGCGGTCTGGTAGATTTTGGAGCGGGTTGAGAGTGCCCGGCATCGCCGGATCATTTGGTTGGCGTCATCCCACACGATGCGAGCCTGGTCGCGCTTTGTGGCAATGGCGTAAACTTCCGCCCCAGGTTCCCGGTCGGCATACATGAGCTGAAGGCCCACATCGGCCGCTCCAAAGGTCTTGCCATTCTTGCGCGGGAGTTCGACATGGGTATGCCGATACCGCCGGGTGCCTTCGGGGTTTTTCCACCCAAAGATCGAGCCCTTGATAAACTCCTGCCATGGTGCGGGATCAAACCTTTGGCCGGACCATTCGCCTTTATAATGTCGGAGCATACGCGAAAATTTTAACGACAATTGAACCGCTGATAAATCCCAGACAAACTCCCCGCGCTCCAGGTCGCGCATGTGCCGCTCGCAAGCCAGCACCACATAACGGCACGCCGGCTCTCGGCCAGCGATAACCGCGGCGGCGTAATCAGTAACGGGATCTTGCAAAGCGGATGCCATCAATTGTGCGCCTTCATTAAATCGTCGAGTTCATCAGTGGCCGGTCCTTTTTCATTCCTCACCCGCTCACGGCTCACCGGAGTCATCCCAAACTCCTTCATCATGCCGGCCATCAGTCCGTATTCCTGATGGATGATTGCAAGCAATGGGTGCTTCTTTGAGCCGCTCGGCGTGATCTCCATCATAGTCCGGTCGCCCAGCTTATCCTGAGCCGTTCTCATCCGCTGATAAGATTCGCACAAAAGTTGCCAAGCTGGCAGATCCACGTCAGTCAACAACCCGACATTGAAAATAGCCCGGCCCTGGTGATTCCAGAATTGCCGGGCATACTTTCCTATGCCTGCCGGTGCCTTCGGAAACACCTTGAGCGGCGGCAATTCAATTACATTTTCCAGCGAGCGCTTCCCGGGATTTCCCTCGGCTCGCTTCATTGCAGTTGGTTTTGGTTTTCGGCCCCTCATTTTCAGTGTGTGTGGATTGGAAAAATTTTTACTCTCACTTTTTAAGCCCCCAGGAAAAATTCATAGGTTTTCAGGTTTTTTCCCAATTTCGCGGTCAAAAAAACGAATTGGGCGACTCGGTCGGGTCGGGTTAAAGTCCAAACATTTACACCCCCCCGGCCCCCGGCCTGTATCG